GAATTTGATGAATTTGATGAATTTGATGAATTTGATGAATTTGATGAATTTGATGAATTTGATGAATTTGATGAATTTGATGAATTTGATGAATTTGATGAATTTGATGAATTTGATGAATTTGATGAATTTGATGTATTAATATGTTTTTTTATTATATGAATTGTTTACAGAAAGAAACTAAAGAAAAAAAAAGAAGTTATAGAAATGCCGATGGATATATTTGTCGCTTACAAACTTCAGAAGAGAGTAGAAAAAGGACTCAAAGAAGAAAGAGAGAGAGAAAGAAAAAGAAATGAACTAAATAAAATGAATGATATAGATCTCATTAATCCCATAATAAAAGAACAACAAGAAATAGTTAGCAATGAAGAATCTTTGCGTAATGACTGTTCATTTTGTGGTCAAAATATGATGTGGTGTGTATGTAATTTTTGAATGAATTAATTAATCAAATCCAGCAAGTCTGTATCCAAGATCCGTTAGTTTCGGTTCTTTTACTTCGGTAATATTAGGTAGAGGATTTCCATAAGTTCTTGGATTTTTAGGGAATAGTTTAGGTTTGTGAGGCCAGTGACTAGTCATTCTAAGATCTTTAAAGGCTTTGCGTTTTTTGTTTAGCATAGATTCAGAAGCCCTATTTCTAGGAGTCATACAAATATAAGCAACATTTCTTAGATTTTTGTTTTTTCTTGTTTTCATAGGTTCGGTACCACAGTGAATCGTTCTGCTATCCCAGAATACCATCGATCCAGCTGGACAATGAATCTTTTTATCAATACATCCTTTTTCATCATAAAATGCTTTTTGTTCTGATTCTTCCAATCTGAACCAATCACTGCGATCAGTAATACCAAATTTTTGTCTAAATTCATCGTGATATTTATTACTGCCTTCCATAAATGCGAGCGTTGCGTCACCTTCTTCTACATCAAGTCCAGTTATCCAAGATTGTACGCATTCAAATTCGGGTCTTAAATAACTCTGATCAGTATGATACCAAGTTTGACGATACCAGCCTCTATTTGTATCTTCAGGTGGGAAATGAAATGAAGCTCCATCAAAACTTACTAAAAGGTCTTCTTTTGGAACATCCCATAATCTAGAAAAGATTTCAACAATATTTTCATTTTGTCTAAGGTCCCATATATATTGTGTGTGTCCTACACCAAACTGCTGAAGTAACATTGAATGTTTTGGAAACATTTTAAGATAATTAATCCACGATTTACGATTTGCCCTTAGTATAGGCTTGTCGAATTTCTGAGAAACATATTCTAGATAATCCCACATTCCATCATTCATTTGTTTTATTTCATCATCATTCAGAACATTTGGAATAATGGCGACACCATATCTCTCAATTGTGTTTTTCATAGAATCAATGTCGGTGATATATTTTTCATATTCATACGCCATCTTATAACTCTTTATTGCTATTTTAGTGGAATGACTAAGTTCTTACATCAAATTTGATAGTAAATTATTGTTTATCTAACAAAGCACTTCAATATGAATTGGGTCATAAATACTTTGATAATCATTATTATTATTCTTCTTACTATTAATCTTTGTTTGAGATTAATAATACTTGATAAAATAAAAGAAAAGAGAATAAAAAGTTATCAAAAACAATGGTCACAAATCGAAATGAATGAATATAATCTAATAAGAGGATTTTAATTTACTTATTCTTCTTTCTTTTCTTCTTTTTGGTTAAAGAACCTCTTCTTTTAGTATTTGTAACAGGACCTAATTGCATTTGATCAACTTTTTTCATACTTTGTTGTACTGAAATAGCTTTATTGACTTTTTGAGTTCCTTCATAAACATCATCTAAAAGATCTTCATATTCTTCATATAATTCTTCTAAACGTTCTTTAGCTATATCTAAGCTATTTTGTATTTTTTTAGCACTGGCCATAAATTTCCGTTGAGAAGTTTCTTTCATAGGTTTAGAAGTTAATTCTTTTTCAGTTCGTTCAATCGTTTTTTTTAATCTTATACGGGCTTGTTCATTATCAACTAAATCATCAACTTTATCATCTAATACCTCTTTTTGAAATTTAACTTCATTTATTGAAGCTGTAACTAATTCTTTTTTAAATATTTCGGCCCATTGGGGACAAGAATCAATCATAAATGGAACAACATTACCAATTGATCCGTGTTCAGAGAACTCTTGTGGAGATAAACAATGAGAACCATTTATATTAACAACAATTGATTTAGCACTTGGATCTAAATCTTTTACAATGCCCGGATATTGTTCGTGTGATGCTATATGCCAAGGTTTTCCTCCTTTTATACCAAAATTAATATTATTTGTTGGTTTAGTTGTTCCTTTAAATAGTGCATTTAATAATGATTCTTCAACTTTTTCACCAGAGTAAGAATGAAAATATCCTTCGCGATCCATTGTAAAGGAACACCCAGTATATCTAATAGGTTCATCATCATCATCAGCGACAATTATAGGTTTTCCTCTTTCATTTTTTACTATTTCTAATAACCCAACTTCAAAGATAGCGATATAATAAAATTCAATATTTGGTAAATTAATAACAATTCCTTTATGTAAATCAAAAAAAATGTCTTTTCTTTTACCAAATTTAGTATGAACTTCTAAAACTTGACCCATATTTCCTTTTATTCCAATCGCTTTCATAACGATATAATCGTGATACTCTCTTGATTTAAATTCGGTATTTTTAGGATCTGATGAAAAGTCGCCAGTTATAACTACTTGGCCTTGTCCACCCCTAATTTTAAGATGTATCTCAACGGTCATTCCTTCAGGAACACCCAAAATATGATCAACAAATGGTATGCTTTCTAATTCTGTCTGATGTTTTAAAAAAAGTTCATCTAATTCACTTTTATCATAACCATTATCATATAATATTTCTAATATTTGTGAATAACTTAGATCATAAAATTCTTTATCTGATTGAGAATTTATTATATCTCCTAAATATTTAAAAATAATATATTTCTTAGGTCTATCTTTATCAACGAGGAGATTGTGTAGAGTAGTTGTTCCGTGACAACTGTGATGATATGTAAATGTTTGTTTTCCTTTAAAAACTGATTCCATAAATATATAATAAAGAAATATTATTTATTTAATTTATTTATTCTTTCTAATTCTAATAGTGCTTCTAAATTTATTTTATAGCGATATTGTTTAAATTGATCATAAATTTCATTATATACAGATGAAGCATTTCTACAAATATAGTGTAAATCTTTATTAGATAATTTACTCATATCTAATTCAAGAAACAATTCTTTTTTAGATACACGGTAATCTCTCGCCCATATGAATTTAGTAAATTGACACGTTTTCTTACAATCTGGAGGACACAAACCTTTACATACATTTGGTGGAATAATCATCTTTGTATTACACATTTATAATATATATTTTCATTAATATATAATCAAATTTGATTTAAGGTAATAATTTTTAATTTATTATATATATATGGAGAAAATTGAGAGTGAAGAATCTAATACTGAAACAATGGAATCACTTAAAGAAAGAATAGTAAAATTAGAAGAAGATTTAGAGTTTTATAAATCAATAATGAAAATGAGAAATTCTTGTATTTATAATCTACATATTAAGAAAATTAATGGTGAACGAGTCTGGGTAGATAGAGTTTTACATCATAGAGAAGTTTTTCTTAAATTAGATAGAGACCCACAAGTTGATGAATGGCTAAAGCCGGTTAGATGTGAACGTTAATAAACAAGATATATTTATGAATGAATTTGATTATATTTTTTTTTATATTTAGATTATACTATTAATATGAGTGGGGCTTTTAAACAGATTATGAGACAAGCTCAAAGAAAGATAATTATGGAAGAAATATATCCTTGTACAAAAACTATATGTATTTGTATTGAGTATTTAGATTTTAGTAAAAAGAAAGATATATATAAATATGAACAGTGTTATATCACTGATTTAAGAAACAACAAATATAAATCTATAAAAAAGAATTCTTTGAATAATTATAATTAATTAGATCCATCATTATTAATACATTCTGATTCACCTAAATATTTCCCTAAATAAAAAAATAAATATGAAGAACCTAAATATAAAATTGGAATTAAACATAAATAACATCTGTGTCTATCCTTTGTAATTTTTTTTTCTCCAAAGACTTGTTCTGTTAATACTCCATCATTTAATAATCCATCATTCATCATTCTATCATTACCGACTGTTTTTCTCATCTTTTATTAATCTAATCATTCTTTTTTAAATATATTTATTTAAAGAAAAAATCTTTTTTTGTTTTAAAACAAATGATGGACGTAGATATAATTCAAAGATTAAAAGTAGTTGGGATATTTGGTTTACAGGTATATAAGGTATTAACAGGAACTCTTTTATCATTATTTATACCTCAAAGTTGCGGTGAGCAGATATGTACTCTTAAAGAAAATCTAGAAGATAGTGATCCTTATCATCAGAAAGTTTTAGCTTGGAATATTCTTACAGGAACTCTTTTTATTTTTTATTATTTAATAGAATTAAGAAGAGAAGAATGGTCTATTAAATATTTAGATATAGATAATAATAAACCCGATAATGCTTTAAAGGAAATAATAGTTAAACATCCTAAATTAGATACAAAAATGGATAAACTAAATAAATATTATTATAATACATTATTATTGACTTGTTTCTTTTATACTGTTAATATATGTATATCAGCGAAACTAGTAAATGATAAATATCATAGTATGTCAACTGTTTCGTGTTTTTTTAGTTTCTCATTACTTGTTTTAATGAAATTATATAATTCATTAGTAGTTGCTAGACAATCGGTAAAAAATGATAAAATGATGAGTGCTTATATTAATGAATTTGTATCATATAATGTGATCGATAGTGATTATTTAGAAAATATAAATAAAGGAAATAAAAAATTAACCAATAAACCCTAAATTTTATATATATATATAATATAAATGAGAAGATCTAAAAGTGTTTCTAAAAGAAGTAACAGAATTAGTAGAGTGACATCTAGAAACAGAAGTAAAGGAGTGAATAAACAAAGGAGAAATAAACAAAGGAGAAATAAACAAAGGAGAAATAAACAAAGCAGAAACAAATGTTTGTGTGATTCTTCTTGTAAAAAATGTAAAGAATTATATTGTAAGAAATGTGATATTAAATGTAAATGTCTTTCTCAAAAAAAGAAAAGAACCAAAAAAAGATAATAACTAATTAGAATCATAGAATATATTGGTAGAAATTGCATCTACAAAATTATCAAAAAGATCATTATTTTTTATATCATTTATTAAATCCAAAACTTCATTTAAATAATTAATATAATTATCATTTATATCATCATTATTGTTTTCTTCTAATTCTCTCTTTTCAAGAATCAATTCTTTGTAAAAAGTCATTTGAATCCAATACATAAAATGATTTATATCAAAATTGGTATCATTATTATTTGCTAGATATTGAATATTTAAATCATAATTTTCTAAATCTTCAACTTCATCATCTTCTTCACCATTAAATGAAAGTTCAAATCTGAATAATTCATCAAATAATATCATAAAAAATTTAGCATAATGAAGACTCAGATTAAGATTTAAATACTCTAAATCATTACCATTAACTCTTCTAATTTGTAGATTATGAATTCTTTCAGCCCACATTTTTATTATACTTATGATAAGAATGTTTTAAATCTTTTTAAATTTAGAGGAAAACAATCTATCTAATTTTATCTGTTCTTTTTCATTTTGTGTTAATAATGATTCTTGATTTTCGTTTAAGATAGGATCACTTGGAATTTTAAATATTCCCGAATTATTTTTTTTCTTTTCAGGAATATGAATACAATATTCATTACAGAAATTTTTAATATTTGTATCATTCATATTCATATCAATTAAATCATTATATTCTAGATAATCAAAATCTTCAATATTATTAGCTCCTAATTTTATGAAATCAGAATAATGATATTCACATCCGACTTTTTTTAAAAGTTTAAAGATATTTATATTTACAATATTTTGATATGGATTTTTTGTTTTCATATTACCAACTTTTCGAAATTCAATTGAGATAAAACTTTTTTGTCTCCATATATATTTGATCCAACTAAGATTATCTTCATATGAAAAAGAACTAACAGGTCTATCATTTATTTTATTGAGGATAATTCCTGGTTCAACGTAATCAAATTCTGTAGCCAATGTTCCTTTTATAACCGATTCAATAAACATAGTTTTATCTTGTTCATTATAATTAAAGACTAAGCCCAACGGCCCATCGCCTTCAAAATCAACAGTGAAGTATTTTTCTACAATAGGTTTACCAGCACTTGTTTCACAACTAGCTAAATCATTTTTCCCTTGCATAGTTGTTAATAATGGTTCACTTTTAGACATTTTTAATGTATGAAAACTATGAATACTATTATATTCTTTATTATCTACTAATTTACTTAAACTGAAAGTATTTCTTTTCATATATATATAATATATTAATTAAATTAATATAAATCAAATTTTATATGATTAATGAATATATTATAACTGAAATAAATACCGAAACGGGTGAAGAAAATCCTCAATTTATCTATTCAGATGATGAAGATATAATTCACAATGTATCAAATGATATATGGAAAAAACCATTAAGTTCTAATGATGAAATTAAAATAATATTATCAAGTTTGATAAATGAATCGTATATATGTGATAAGATTATTAAATATAAGAATATAATTGAAGAAAAAGATACAAGAGATTATCATTCGAGATTATGGGAATTAATCGGTGGTGCCTATTTTAAGGGAATAGATAAATCATCGAGAAATACAAAACACGATATGTCATATGTATTAAATATGGCTACTAAAAATACTGAATATAAAGTTAAATTAGATTTAGATTTAGAATATTTTCAGTATACAAATACATCATATCAAATAAGATGGTTATTATATGAATTAATAAGATCTATATCTGATTCTGAATTTAATATTAGTAATATTACATTTAAACAGAAGAAAGAATGGTTATATTTTGATGATAAATATTATGGAACTCTTATGAGTCTCTTGATGAACGATATGCGAAAGTATTGTATGCGGGCTATTTAAATAATCTATATAATTCCTTAAACTAAATATGATTTTTAAGTGTTTATGATATTTTAAACACCATTATAATAAAGTTACAAGATGGATCATTAAGAAATTACTCAAGTTCTGAGTGAGTATGATATTGAAAAAGCTATAGATAAAGAAGATAAAGAAACAGATCAAATGTTAGATTCAGGGAATCTTCATCTAATGATGATAAACCATTTCGTTTGGAGGATGATAAATGTATTTGATCTATTTGATCTATTTGATGTATTTGATGTATTTGATGTATTTGATGTATTTGATCTATTTGATCTATTTGATGTTTGGATCTTTTATACAAGTGTGTATTGTGCTTATTCTGTTTTGTATAGTACTCTTCTTTTGTTGATTATCTACAAATGATAACAAAAGAAGATATCGTTGATTTATTTCATTATTAAATATATCTTCTAAATTTTCATCATAAAATGATTCATTAATCCATTCTGGGTTCCAATAATTAATATCTTTATTTTTTTCTAAATTATCCATTTATTTTATTATATATATATAATATATATATGAAACTTATTAAATCTTTAACTAATTCATTAAAAAAAATCTCATTATTGAAGGTGGCAATCATATTATTAGCATTATTAATGATATGTTCATTAATGAATATAAGACTAATGCCTCAAACTATAGAGGGATTTGAGACAAATAGTCCAGAAATGAAAGCATTTTTACAGAAATATATAATAATATTAAGAGATAAATTATTAGAATATTGTAGGAATACAGGTGGGGGGTCACAAACTGAAGCACGAGATCGTGGTAGTAGATATTTTTCTAATTTAATAGCGTTAGAAGGGGGGCGAGGGGATACCGATCACGAACAGGCTGAAGAATATGCCATCCAAAACCCAATCGAATTACTATTATATGAGATATGGAATTATGAAAATGATGGATGGATAAACTTATGTGGTGCGACTTTTGGTGCGGCAGGCCAAGGCATCACCGCGGAATCAGTAATTGGAGAATATTTAGTAGCTATATTTACAACCCCACGCCGGAACGGCCAAGTTAATAGTGGGGGTTACATAGAATATTTACATAGTGCCGTTGTAACTGCTGGATTTAATAGAGATAATATTGAAAATCTAACTATGGATGATATAAACCGTTTAGAATTTACATCAACAAATATTTATAGTAGTTTAGGGGTTCTCATAGAACAAATAATATTCAAAGATGACACAACCGTTAATTCATTTAGATACTGGTTTGATGGTGATATTGGTGGAAGAAGAGGAGCAGGGAACAGAAACACATATGAAAGAATACGTGGTTATGAAGATTTCAATTTAACAGATAATTATTTACCTCCAGGTGGGACGACAACTACGGGATCAGAATCAATCGCGGGGAGGGTGACTCAATTACTAGGAAGTTACGGACAGACTGGTGATAATGCTTTTGATTTAAACAATGATGATGTTGTAAATGTAAAAGATCTATTAATCTTATTAAATAATGGCGGAAGATAAATTCATATATCATATATCATATTTAATTTTAAAATTTAAAGATATTTCAGGATTATCAGAAATAGCTGTTACTATATTGGAATTATCAAATGTAAAAATCCTATTATAATAATTACTTTTTTCTAAAATTTTTGTACAAACATTACAACACTCTTTTTTCTTTATATGACCATCCTTAGAAAAGCGCCAAATATAGATATGAAACCGATTACGTTTATCGTGCTTTCTACAATAGCGTAGAGCAATCTCCTCGGCGTGTATTGTATTTCGTCCAAAATTACATCCACATGCTCTATTCTCTCCATAATGAACAATAGTATTTCTTTTAGGATCGTAAATAATATATAAAACTGAAACTGAACAAATATCTCTACAAAACAATGAATTAAAATTAATTTTATTTTTATAATTTATAGGTATATCTTCTAACGATACTTTTTTATTCATTTATCATTAAAGTGTAATCTTTTTATATATTAGTATTAAATTTGATATAATCAATGCAATTTATTTTAGATAAAAGAATTCTTAAATGTTTAATCTGACTGAGACAGAAAAATCTATAATAGAGTTTGTGACAATTATTAGTGGATTATTTATATTTGCATTATTCATACCAAATATTGCGACATTTTTAGTGTACGAAATGGATGAATTTATTAAAAATATGAAGAATGAACAAATATATACAGATCTAGAATACAAAAATGAATTTAAATATGAAAATGATTTTAAAGAAATAAATGAAAAGATAGTTATTTTACAAAATGATATTAAACATTTAGAGAAAACAATTAATGTGTGTACAGAGATAGTTCATATCCTTGTAGACAAAAAGAAATGAATTTGATATATGTTTGATTATTTAAACATAAAACAAAATAGAGATAAAATGAGCGATAAACAATGGGTGGATGCTGTTCAAAAAATGAAAGATGCTCTTCAATCGGATAACAATATTCTATCTTTCTTTGAGAATTTTGAGCCAAGAGAAGATGAAGGATATTGCTGGACACGGGATCCTCAATATAAGCGATTCGCAGATATTCTAGATGATAAGACGGGACGCGTTCATTCAGGGGCATCATTTTCCATATGTTTACGTTGTGCTTTGGCAGAACTATCGGAACCAATTTTAGCTACAGTGGTTGATGAATCAGAAGAATCAGAAGAATCAGATGAAGTCGTGGTTTTAGAAGGTACGGTTATTGTATAAAGTATAGATTAATCATCATCACACTTTTTAGTAAAGGATAAACAGGATAAACGCGATAAACAAGATAAACAATTATTTTCTTTTTTTTTGAAATTATTCCATTCTTTAATTGTGTAATTATCGCTCATAGATAAATTACAACGCGCGCATATAGGTTTTAGATTATCTATTTCTAAAGTTCCACCTTTACTTTCCGGAACATCGTGTCCGACGTGAAAATCCCAAACATTAATTGTATTCTGACACCAGTTAATATAACATTTATTTTCAAATTTTTTTCCAAAAACCTGAATCCAAACTTGTTCTCTTAAAGCTCTGGGTATAGTTGCTTTACGAGTCATACTAATACTAAAAGAATTCTTTTATTCTTTAAACCAAATTTGAATGATACTGGTAATAATTCTATTCGAAGAAAGGGTGAAGGTATTCAGGTTGATTGGTTCTTAAGAAATGATCGCAGATCTCAGAAAGACTCATTTCTTAAATATTCATAAATATAATAAACTGAACATACTATAACGATATCATATATACACGCAGTGTAACCAACTTTATTAAAGAATCGTGAAAAGAATTTATCTGTTTTTTGTGTATTTTTAAAATAAAAGACAAATAATCCAGTAATTGTTGAGGTGATGAATGCGATTGTTGACATTTTAGAAACATTGCTAGTTATATTATATTTATCAATGATATATAATGATATTTGTAAATAAATAAATATATAAAAGAAATCTAAAAATGTATTCACAAAGATATCTTTTATATAATATTCATTTATAATTTTAGGAGATTCAGTTAACCAATGAGGAAATTTAACTAAATGAACTAAAAATAATGTAACAAATGCGTTTGATAAAAATAACAGAACAATATCTTTATGAGTTTGGATCATTATATAATATAAATATATATTAAATGAAAGATTGTTGTAATCACAGTCCTTCTGATAAAAAATGTATTCGTAAAAGTGATAAAAAGATATTTTCATTGCCACGTAAATTTTCAAAAGAAAAGTGTAAAAAAGGAATTAAAGGATTTACAATGAGGAGTTCTTGTGCTCCATATAAAGACTGTTTAAAGAACAAAAAGAAAACACGAAATAGAAGAAAGAAGAAGGGTGGTAGCTCCCAAAAAAGAAAAAGTAATAAAAAGAAAGATAAAAGAATAGTTGTATTTGCAGGAGGATGTTTTTGGGTTCAGGAAGATAAATTTATGAAAGTAAAAGGTGTACAAAAAACAAAAAAGAGAAAAACAAAAAAGAGAAAAACAAAAAAGAGAAAAACAAAAAAGAGAAAAAACATAGAAAATAAAATATTTTAATATCTTATAAATGGATATAAGTTTCTTAAAAGAATACAAAGATATATTAGGGAAACCCAAACAAGGAGTTCATTCATATAGAATATTAGATGTCGCTTTAACAGATTATTTAATGACTATTATTGGAGCATTTATAATATCATATTATACAGAAATACCAGTAGTAATAACAACAATAGGATTATTTGTTATAGGAATAATATTACACATTATATTTGGAGTTCCTACGAATACAACAAGATGGTTGGGAATACAATAAATTAGAAAATTTACAATTTATTCTTTATTTTCTTTTTATTCTTTTTCTTTTTCTTTTTCTTTTGGTTTAAATGATTAATACGAATATTACGAGAATACATTAATAAGAGAGAATAAATAAAATTTACTAAAAATAATGATTCGATAAAATAAAAGAATTAATATCTAATATATTTATAAATGAGTATTTTAAATAAGAGTATAACAACAGTGAAAAATAGTAAGAGTTTTTATTTTTCAGCATCAGATTTTAAAGCAGCAGGACAGCCATCAAAACAGATTCGTTCAAAAACATTTGAGGTGATAGATCCACCAAAGCAGTGTATGAATGTAAAACCATTAATAGAATATTATCAGAAAAATGTAGAAAATTTTACAATAGATGGAAATGCGACTCAATTTATAAAAAATCTAATTGATAGGAATATATGTTATATATGTGGAATGAGAATAGATCCAAGTAAAGGGGGTAAGGGACCATTCGGTTCAGAATGTGAACACGTATTATCGGCATCAACGATAGCAATGTTAATAGGTTTGGCGGGGAATCCAAATGATGAAGGTATGGCGAAGAGAGTCGGAGATATATATTTTAATAAAGTAAAATATTTGTTTGATTTATTAAAAAGTAATAGTAATAGCGGAGATGAATATGATAAATTATTAGATGATTACAAAAGATTTAGAGGAGAATTATTTCCATATTTATATGATTGGGCACATCCAGCGTGTAATCGTTTAAAAGATAATTTACCATTTTTAAAGATAGATTTTACATCAGACGGAATAAAACTATCAGAAGTATCAGAGACAGAATGTAATATAGAATTTGTATTACAAGCAATAATGACAGGAATTCATCCATCTACAAAAAAACCACACAGTGAATGTGTAGAATGGAAACAGGAACATTTGAATAAGATAAAAAAATCAGATATAGAAACTTTAGCACAGGAAAGATTAGAATTAGTAAAAGAGAGAGCACAACAAATAAAAGATAAATTGGGACAAACAGATGTAACAAAACGAGATTTATTTTCATTAATGTCAACAAAGGCAACATTAGAGGTAGTAAAAGAAAAAACATCAAAATATGGATTATTTAATTTGATGCCAATATTAATGAATTTTTTTAATGGTGCACAAGATCAGATAAAAAATTTCATAGAAGGATTAAACAAAACAGTCCAACAATTAAGTAAAATGAAAAATAAATTTAGAGAAATTAAAACATCATTGACTACAAGATCGCGAATGCTAGTTGATGGTAGACGTTTAAGAGGAAAAGTTAAAGTAATTAGTGGTGGGGGGGGGTGGAAAAGAGGACCAAATGGGAGACTTATAAGAAATGAAGAAGAAATAAAAAAAGAAATAGAAGAAGAGATAGATGAGAGTGATTTCTTTATAAATTTAGAAATAGAATTA